AATATACAGACTGGGCATTTAACGTTACAACAGCGCCTACATACACTGGAGGCCAAGTTGCCTTTACTGAGTTCACTTTCTTAACAGGTGCTACTCAAATAGAAACACAGGCTATAGGTACACTTAAGGTTACTCGTAATATTGAGGTACCGGATGGTGATGTTACTATAGGTACGTTATCACCTATAACAGACCCACATAACCTTACGGTATATGGTGATATAAAATTACCTACAACTGAAAGTCGTATAAAATTTGGTGGTGATACTAATAATGTGCTTATGAGCACAGATGGTAGTGATCTTACTGTTTCAGGAACTGGAACTGGATCTAACCTTATTACAAACGCAACTAGATTTACAAAAGATATAGTAAAAGACACTAATGCTACTTCTACTGACGGTAGAACCATTATGGGTCAAAATACATTTACAGCAATAGCTACAGATGGCACAAGAGGTGTACTTTCAAATGCTGGAAGCGTACTACAAGATGCATCTGGAACTGCTTTAGCCGTACAACAAGTATCAGGTAATGCAGCACAGGGTACTTTAACAAATAGAGGATATCTTTCTTCAATAAAAGTTGATGATAACTGGTTTCAACTTCCAGCATTATCTTCTGGAGTTGCAGAAGCATTACCAGGACTAAGCGAAACTTTAGCTGGTCCACCAATAGCAATAACAACAGGCCGTTTTTTCTACGGTATACAAAATGCAGCAGGAGCTTTATTTCAAACTGCAACAACCCCACCATCTTTATCAACAGCAGAAAGCATAGCGCAAGACGTTACTTCTTTTGCTGTAGACACTGGCAATCAAACTAACTTTGCAGCTTATTTTGCAAATGTACCTACTGGTCAGAGTTTATACTTTGTAGACAGTACGTATACAACTGCTTTTCCAGCAGCTGGAGGTCAATTACTTGATGCATCAATAAATATGTATTTAGTAGTTGCATATGATACCGCAACTTACATTGCTACTTTTGGTAGACAAGGTTATGGTACTTTAAATATATCTACAAGTGCTTTGAATATAGATTCAGAGGTTGTTAAGTTTAATAGTATACCACAAGCTGCTAAAACAAATTACATGTATTATGATACAGCTACAAAAGCTATATCTCATAATCCACTTAGTGTTTTAGGATCTGCAAATGGTGCTACATATACATTTGGAGGTAATACTAATGTACCGGTTGTATCAATTGATTTTGATAACTTTATAATATCAGCACCAGCTAATGGTGTTGTAACCTTAAAACAAGGTTATACTTTTGGTGGTGCATTAACGGTAGACACAACAGTTGTTAATTTTAATCATTATATATTAAGTAATATTACTGCAGATAGAACCGTAACTCTTCCAGCGGGTGTAACTGGTCAAAGCATAAAATTCACTAACATGTCACAATTAGACGCTAATGGTCTACCTGTAACTTACGAAGAAGAAAATGCTTTCGTTTGGAAGCTTGATCCAAATGGAACTGAAAAAATAATGAGAGCTTCAGAGTTAGTTTTAGATGCATCAACTCAATCATTTGAAATATTCTATTCTGTCGCTGCTGACGGATGGATACTAAACTAACAATATGGGACTTACAATAGATCTACCAAGCGCTGGCCTTCTAGGAATATCCGGCGCGCAAGCCTTTGAAATAACGGCTAATACCACAATGGGTATTAATAAAATATATGTTTGCAAGCAAGCAGCACCTTTTACCGTAACATTACCAGCAACAGTAACAGCTGATGGTGGTGAAATTCTTATTAAAAAAGTAGGAAATCAAACAGTTACAATAGCTGCAGCAAATATCGAAGGAACAAATCAAACAATAGAAATAACAAACAACCAGGCAATACGTTTAGTATATGTAAATGCTACTTTTGGTTGGTTAATAACTTAAGCTATGGCAAACGCAAAAACATTTTACCCAGGCGCTACAGCGACTAACACAATAAACAATGCTACAGATGCTGCATTAGCTACATTAGCCACTACAGCCACTACTGCAACAGTTGGTAATTCTGTAGATGATCAAAATTCAGCCTCAAACGTTTTAGTTTGGACTGGAGATGCAACTGCTTATGCAGCTGTAAGCCCTAAAGACGCTAATACACTTTATTTCGTAACCTAATGCCAATATATAAAGGAAGTAACGAAGTTTCCAGTGGTAACCTAAGAAAAGGATCAACTGAGATACAGAATGGTTATAAACAAACCGATCAGTTCTATGTAAACACATTAGCAATTACAATTAATTTTGTAGATGCTATTTCTGGTGCTACTATGAGTACAACTCAGTTTTCATCAATAGGAACTCCTGGTGCATCATTTTCTTCTTTTACTAGAACTATAACTACTGATAGTGGTAGAATATTTAACGGTACAGTTACCGTTGCTGAAGCTGGAGACAGTGGAAACAATGTTAATGCTTCTATAAGCGGTCAAGGATCTACTACAGCAACTTTAAATGTTAGCGGTACGTATCCAACTCAAGGAGTAACAGTTACTTTGACAGTAAACGGAGCAACACAAGTACAATTACCAAACCTTGTTGTTACAAATAATGGTGCTTATCCTACAACAACAACTAGCAATGGTTCTGCTTTAGGAACATACAATTGGTCTGCAAGTGCAGATTCTGGTTGTGTTGGTGGAACTACAGGTTCAGGTACTCAAAATGCTGGTAGTGGTAATAGTGATACATGGTATGGTTATAATAGACCCAATTTAGCAGGCGGAGCTTATGGAAATGGCTGCGGTGTTACTTGTAACGCTTCATTTAGTTCTAGCAAATCTGGATATAATAGTGGTTCAACTAATTTTAGTGACACAGGTGGCTTTCCACAGTCATCAGGAACAGTTACAGCTAATGTATTGTGTTTAGGTTATAGTTATTCAGGAACTTACATTGGTTTTACTAGTTGTCCAGGTGGAATTTATCCTGCAGCTCGTTCAGGGGTGTCTGTATCAGCAACATGTTCAGGTACTAATTGTAATCCAGCAAGTAATCCTCCAGCAGCAAATTCATGCTTTGGTTCATTTAGCTCACCTACTGTAGATACTAATAATTTCAATTTGAGTGGAAGTCCTAACGTTAGTGGTTTAAGTAATGGAGGTTCTCAAGACGTAACATTTGGAGTATCTGGTATAACGGCACAATGGACTATAGTTTGTCCAGGTGGAGGTGCGGGTATGAGTGCAGCACAATTAGTAGCAAATTGTACTCTTCAGCAAAACGGAACTAATATAACTATCGTTACAGCTCCTGTTGTAACTGGAGCTTCTGGAGCTTGTTCAGTAGCAAATCCACCTTTAGTATGTGGTGGTGGAAGCTGGAGTAATCAAAATGGAAGTCCAACGCCGACTAATAATTTAGGATGCACTAGGCCTCCTTGTCAATAATTAAATTAAATTAAATTAAATAAAATGGAAATAAAAATTTTTACAAAAGATGATTGTAATTTTTGCGATCAATTAGATATACCAAAAAAAATCCAAACAACTACATTTAATATAAGTAGTAAAAAGTATAGAGGATTTACACCAGAAAATGTGCCTATGTTGCAATACGAGGGTTTAAGTTTTCAAGGACCAGAAGTAATAAATAAAGTTTTAAACCTAGTAAGAAACGCTCAGGATGGCTACTATAAGCGATAAAGGTTTTGGTGATACTGTTGAAAGATTTACTTCGTCCACAGGAATAAAAACAATTGTAAAATCTATATTTGGCAACGGTTGTGGATGTGATGAACGTAAAGAATGGTTAAACAAAAAAATACCTTATAAAAAATAAAAAATGGCAAATTTAACACAAATAATAGGTGGTCAACCGTACTACAGTGCAACAGCTGGTAATGAAAAGAATAATTTATTAGACTTTTGGAAAGGAACACAGGCTCAGTATAATGCTTTGAAAAAAACAAGTGCTATATTAGCCACAGCTCCTACAAGTGCTACAAGTCTAGCATTCACAGGCTTTACGGCTCCAAATCCATTTGTTGTAGGAGATTCTGTTTACGTAACTGGAACAACTGGTAGCAATACTACTAGAACTGTAGCTACAGTAACAGCAATACCAACGGCCACAAGTGTAACCGTATCAATAGCTGCATACACTTCTACAGCTACAACTGGTTATACTATAGACAGTTACTTACCAGAAACCGTATACTTAATAACAGCAACGTAGTATGCCATTAAATTTATCAAACAACGCTTTAGCCGCTTTAAAAATAGGTGAGAAAAATATCTTAAATGCTTATGTGGGAATTAATCAAATATTTCCTAATGAGTCATCTATAACTGCGGCAGCATTTGATAATGCTGGTTCTAATATAACAAATGCAGTTCAAAACCAACCATATACAGTATCCGGAGACGTTGGATCTTCATTTACTGTATTAGGTTCTTTAGGTGCAACTGGTCTTGCTGGTACTCAAGTGCTATCGGTAAGTCCAACAACATATCAATTAGCTATTGCAGCTAACGGAGCTTGTGGTGCTGGTGTTAGAAACCCTACTGCAACAATATCAACTCAAGGTAGCACTGCATTTGATCCTGTTGGTTTAACGACAACAAGTAATGTTATTCAAGCTGCTGGACCAGTAAATGTAACTGTTACTGGCGGTCATACTATAGCTGTAGCTTCTGTAATAACTAGAAATACTGTTACAATAGGTGGTCAAGTTAATTGGTCTACTGGATCTAAATTTTCAATAGTATGGACAACAGCTGCATCTAATTCTCCAACAAAACAAGTTGTATCAGAAATTAGTGGCTCAGGTGGAACTTGGTCATCTCCTTCATCTTACTATAGTGTTGATGCGGGTGGTCAATCTGTTACATCTGATACAGCTTTTCAAACTAGTGAAAGTGGAGCTTCTGCAGAATGGACTTATACAGGTTCTTATGCTCCTTCTTTTAACTTTCAAGTTACAAAAACATCAACAGTACCATGTGCTACTGGTCTTAATACTCAAGCTACTGGAAATCAATTTCCATAAAAAAACAATATGGCAAGAATAAAACTTTATCCCAATGATACTGCTATAACTGGTGGTGATAAACTTGTTGGGACTGATATAAACGGTAATGCTACTAAAAATTACCAGGTTGAAGAACTTGCACAGTATTTTGAACAAAGCGGTAATGCATTATTTCAATATAACTTTGCTGGAACTTACAGCACTGAAGTAATAAACACAGGAGAGTATAGATATCAAGTAGATCCAAGTGCACCAATTATATATAACTGGGCACAGATAACTGGAATAGTTATAAGTAGGTTTAACAGAAACGGAGAAGATGTTACGCCTATGGTACCTCATTTAGTTAATCAACTAATTAGAATACTAGATATAGGAACTTCCACTGATAAAGGTTATGGTTTATTTAGAGTTAAAAGCTCTTCAACAAAACAATCTGGTGAAGCTTTTCTTTTTTCATTAGAACCTCAAGGAGCTTCTGGATTAGTTGGCAATGATATCATATCTCTTCAACCATTTGGAGGTGAAGGTTTTGAATATGATCAAGATTTTCCAAATCCATTATCAACATGGGTAATACAACATAACTTAGGTAGATTTCCAAGTATAACTACTGTAGATTCAGCTGGTAGCGAAATTACAGGTGCTGTAACTTATAATAATGAAAACAAAATAACAGTAGTATTCAATTCCGCAACAAGTGGTAATGCATATTTAAACTAAAAAAAATGGCAATAAATTTTTTAAACAATCTTGATTTAAACAAGAATCAGCTACAAAATGCTGTAATACAGGTGCTAGCAACTGCACCCGCTAATGCTGTCGCTGGCCAGATATACTATGACTCTACGGATAATAATATATACTTTTACAACGGAACAGCTTGGTCTTCTTTTTCTGGTGATATTACTGAAATTTCAACAAGTACAGCTAATCAATTAACTGTAACAAACGGAACAGGTCCTATAGTTCAATTGGCTATAGTAACTGCTACAGTTGCAAATAATAGTACAGCACTTGCTACAGGGGATCAGATATATGACTTTGTTGTAGGTACACCTATAAGCTCATTAGCTACAGCTACTGCTAATGTGGACATGGGTAGTAATAAAATTATAAATGTTACTGATCCTGCAGCCGCACAAGATGCAGCAACAAAAGCATATGTTGATAATGCTGTTGTTGGTGGTTTAACTTATAAAGGCGGATATAATGCGTCTACAAATACACCTGATTTAGATTCATCTACAAGTGCAGCAACTTATACTATAACAGTTCAAGCAGTAGCTGCTGGTAATAGATATTTTATAAACGGTATACAGCAACAAACTTTAACGCTAATACCAGGAACTGCATACACTATAAATCAAGATGATGCTAGTAATGCACCGCATCCATTGTTATTAAGTACAACAAATGCTGCAGCTGGTGTTTACAGTACTGGAGTTGTTTATTATTTAGACGGTGCTGTAGTAACTTATAATGCTTACATAAGTGGATTTGCGGCAGCAACTGCAAGAAAAATAACTGTAACTTTACCAGTTGGTGTACCAAGCTTAAATTATATATGTTATTACCATTTAAATATGGGTAGCAATGTAAGTAGTGGAAATATTGCAATAGCTGTAGGAGATACTTACACAGTTACTGTAGATGGTTTATTCTTCTCAGAACAAGTAAGGATAGGAGACTTTTTAATTGCGGAAGTAGCAACGGCCGCAGCAGCTGGTAGCGCATTGGCTAACTGGACAGTTGTTCAGAGTAATATAGACATAGCTACCGCAGCGGCCACCTCAGGCGCCGCTATAAAAGGTATATCTGGTTATGATTCAGCTAGTTTTACAGTAGACACAGCTGGTTGGGTGCAACTTGCACCTAAGACATTTACCACATCAATAGGTAATGGATCAGCCCTGTCATATACAATCACACATAATTTAAATAATTTTGACGTTATAGTACAACTTTATGATCTATCAACTTATGACACAGTGTATGCTGATGTTGTAAGAACTAGCGTCAATGTTGTAACTGTAAGTTTTACAACAGCGCCTACAACAAATGATATAAGAGTACTTATTCAAGAAATATAATATATGGCCACTAAGTTTAAAAATTCGGTAGAAATTGATGGTTATCTATCAATATCAAGCGGGAACTGGATCCAAGTACCTGATGGTACAACGGCTCAGCGCCCAGGTTCGCCTGCAGTTGGTATGTTTAGGTATAATACAACTACTGATAAATTTGAAGGATACTTTGGCTCAACTCCAGCTTGGGGTGAGATAGGTGGCGGCGGTGGTGGTGGTACTGTTACTGAAGCATTTAAAACATTTGCTGTATCAGGACAAACTAGTATTGTAGCAGATAGTCCTACGGACACTTTAACAGTGGCAGCTGGTAGTAATATAAGTTTAACTACAAATGCTGCAACAGACACGCTTACAATCGCTTCTACAGGAGGATCTGGTGGTGGTACAGTAACGATACAAAGAAACAACTATACTGGTAACGGTTCAACCGTTGCTTATGGTGTTTCGTCTACTATAGTATCTGAAAATAATATACAGATATATATAGATGGTGTTTATCAAGATAAAGATGGCTTTACTACAACTGGTAGTACAGTAACATTTGGTACAGCACCTCCAACGGGCGCTGAAATAGAAATAATGCACTATGTTGCAGTTGATGGTGTAATTGAAGTTGATGAATTTGTAGGCGATGGTACTACAATTAACTTTGCTACATCACTTTCTATAATTAATGAAGATGCAACACAAGTATATGTAAGTGGTGTTTATCAGTCTAAATTAACTTATGGAACCACAGGCAATGTAGTTACATTTACAACAGCACCACCAAACGGTGCTAATATAGAAATAGTTCATATAAAAGCCTTAGCTTTAAGTGGATTTAATAAGAATAACTTTGTAGGTACAGGTTCTAAAACAGCATTTACCTTGACAACTACTGTAAATGAAGAGAATATGACCTTTGTATTTTTAGAAGGTATATACCAAGATAAAAGTACATATGCAATATCAGGTACAACACTTACGTTTGCAACAGCACCTCAAAATGGTTACAATGTAGAGGTAATGGTATTAGGTGCTATATCAGCATCGACTAATGCTTTATATACAGATACTTTTACAGGTAATGGATCAACAACGGCATATGCTCTTGGCATAACACCAGTTGATTTAAATGCTATTGATGTATACTTAAACGGTTTGTATCAAAACGTAAGTACATTATCATTATCAGCAAATACAGTTACTTTTGCTACAGCACCACCAAGTGGTGTTATAATAGAAATAAGATCTGTAGGATTCTTAAATTCAGGTGGTACTTTATCACCTGCAACTTTAACAGGTGGTACAGGAATTAATGTTACAACTAATTCACCTAACAACTTTACCATAGCACAAAATATAACACCTAATGTAATATCTACAAATACTACAGCAGCAACAGGAAGAGTTTATATATTAACTGCTAGTTTAGCTTTAACACTTCCAGCAGGTGTTTTAGGAGAAAGTTTACAAATAAGTAATAGATCTGCTGTTGAAACATGTACAATTGTACCAGCTGGATCAGATAAAATAATGGGTAGTGCAACTACAATGACATTAGATACAGCTGCTGCTAGCTTTGAATTAATATTTACAGGAACAGCTCAAGGATGGGTAATAATAGGACAATAATATGAGTAATTTTACAGATTTTTTTCCAGCAGCAGGAGGTGGTGGTGGTATTGGACAAACAATAACAGTAGGAGATTATAGTTATCCTAACGCACAAAGTTTAGCTACTTTTACAGGCCATAAACTTACAGTTTTTGCTAGTAGTAATGGTACTGGTTCTGCTATTAGTAATTTAAATAATCAAATGTCTAGCTTAACTCAGCCAGCTGGAACAATGTATGTAAAAAGATTAGCTACTGCCGACACTTATGAAACTGTTGCAGATATTACAAGCTCTACTAATGGGGGTGGTTGCTATGGAATATTAGGTTGGATGGGCGATGTTAATACAGCAGCAAATAAAAATTGGACAGCTAGAATAACATTAGATGGAGGAACAGCTACAGAATACGCTTTTGCTCCAGTACCATATACAGATACAAGACGTAATTTTGTAGCTATGGGACAAGCTTGGATTCTTGGAAGTCTTTATCAATCTAGCCCATATGGTGCTATTTCATCTAGAACTCAAATGATTGGTGGAAATGGAGTAAATCCTTTATATAATTATTATGACGCTACAACAGGTGGATATACTAATCAAAACAATTGGGATAGTGGTGCAATAAAAGTAAGTTTTGATATGATAGATGCAGTTACTGCTTCTATGCAGGGATTGCCTTATTTATATTTTACTACTTCATTAAAAGTTGAAATGAAAGTTCAAAACGCTTTAGTAATAAGTAATGCATATGCGGGAGCATCAATATTAGAATTTTAAAAAATGGCATTAACAAAATTAACACAAAACCTAATAGACGGAAATTTTGGTACCGAATGGGTATCAACTATCCAGACAAGTAATTTTACAGCAGTAGCTAGTAAAGGTTATTTTGTTAATACAACTAGTCAAGTTTTATATGTAAACTTACCCGTAGGTGTTGTGGGTGCTGAAATAGTAATACAAGACTATGCTGGTACATTTGCAACTAATAAAGTTATACTCACTGCTAATGGTTCTGAAAAGATTCAAGGTGTAACTACTGGCGGCGAAATAACAACCAATAATGCTACTGCTACATTAATATACCAAGATGCAACTAGAGGCTGGACATCACAAGATGTTTCTTTAGTATCATTACTTGTTGCGACTACATATTTAGTAGTTGCTGGCGGTGGTGGTGGTGGTGGAGCTGGTGGTGGTGGTGGAGGTGGTTTATTAACCGGTACACATAATTTTTCAAAAGCTACAAATTATCTTTTAACGCTTGGAAACGGTGGCGCTGGAGCTACTAATGGTAATGATATCAAAGGAACTAATGGAAGTAATGTTTCTTTAGCATCTATTGCAATTGCGATAGGTGGTGGAGGTGGCGGTGCTTACGGCTATAATGTAACTGGAAGTCAAGATGGTTTAGCAGGTGGTTCTGGTGGTGGTGGTGGTTTCCGTGCTGGTGTTCAAGCTCAAGGTGGAGCTGCGTTACCAGCAGGCAATGCTCAAGGAAAAGTTGGAGGAACAACAAACGATGTTGCTAGTAATCCATACAATTCTTCTGGTGGTGGTGGAGCTGGTGCCCCTGGATCTTCAGATTCAGGAGTTAGTTCAGGTAACGGAGGCATAGGTATTGCTTCAAGTATTAATGGAACTAACTATTACTTTGCTGGCGGCGGTGGAGGTGGCGCTCAAGGAAGTTCTACATATTCCGGGAATGGTGGTAATGGTGGAGGTGGCGGTGGCGCTAATTATTCAAGTTCAGCAAGAGCAGGAACTGGAGGTTCTGGTTTAAATTCTGGAGGAAATGGTAGTGGTCCAGATGTTAGTTCTATTGGTGGTGCTGGTGGTGCTAACACCGGTGGTGGTGGTGGTGGTATGGGTGTATCAGTGCAACAAGGAGGTGCTGGTGGATCAGGAATTATAATACTTCGTTATCCAAGCTCATATACAATATCTGGATTATCAGGTACAACAACTACAGTAGGAACTGATAAAGTAACAACTTTTCTAACAGGAACAGGAAATATACAATTTAACGACAATTAATGGCACAAACTAAACCTAAAGCAGGGCAATTCTACGGCGTATCAGATAACGGTACAGATGGTGAGTTTTTACAAACCGACGGTACAGGTGGTATGGCTTGGGCAAGTCCTATAACTAACCCTACAATAACGTCTATTGATTATCCAGGAACAGCTACTGCAGCAAATCCTGCTGGTGGTGAAAGTGTTATTATTAATGGTACTTTATTTGCTTCAGGTATAACATGTACAGTAGGCGGAACAACAGTTACAACAGTTTTTAATTCAGCTACACAAATTACAATCAATACACCAGCTAAATCAGCTGGCGCATATGCGGTTGCAGTAACTAATTCCAACGGTGGTACAGCTTCACAAGCTAACTTTATACAATATAGCGGTATACCAATATGGACAACTGCAGCAGGTAATATAGGTTCTGTAACAGAAGCAGCAGCGGCTTCTTTTCAAGTAACAGCCACTGAAGGTACTGATACCATAGAATATGCCGTAACAACAGGAACTTTACCAACAGGTTTATCTCTAGCAACAGCTACAGGAGCTATTACAGGAACAGCACCTGCTGTGTCAGCAGATACGACAACAACATTTAGTATTACAGCTACAGACGATGAAAATCAAACTAGTGCTGTAAGATCTTTTAATATAATAGTTACAAATGATGCACCTAGCGATCATTTTGCGCCTTATATATACACAGGTAATAGTGGTACACAAAATATTACTTTAAATTTTAAACCAGATTTAGTTTGGATAAAAGAAAGGGGCGCAGCTGAAAAGCATATTTTAACAGATTCAATTAGGGGAACAAACAGTCAACTTTCCTCAAATAGTGAAGACGGTGTAACAACTTACTCAAGTAACGTAACTTCTTTTAATTCTAACGGTTTTACATTAGGCTCTGCAACTGATTCTAATGGTAATAATAATACGTTTGTTGCTTGGAATCTTAAAGCCGGAGGAGCTGCTGTAGCAAATACTAATGGAACTATTGATAGTCAAGTTAGTGTTAATGATACTTTAGGATTTAGTATTGTAAAGTATACAGGTAATAACACAGCAGGAGCTAAAATTGGACACGGACTAAGTTCTATTCCAGAATTAATAATTGTAAAAAATCTTGGGAGTAACAATTGGTGTGTTTATAGTTCAGGAATAGGAAATACAAAATATTTACGATTAAACTCGACCCAAGGAGAAGCAACTGCAAATGATAGATGGAATAATACTACTCCAACTTCAAGCGTATTTACAATTGGTAGTGATGGGGAAGTAAACAATAATGCCAATAACTATATAGCATATACTTTCGCATCAAAAGCAGGTTTTAGCAAAGTAGGCTCTTACACCGGAAATGGAAGTTTAACATCAATTGTTACAGGATTTGAACCTTCATTTTTAATGATTAAAAGAAATAGTGGAAGTGGGTCGTGGATAATGTTAGATGATAAGAGAGATACATCAAACCCAAGAACTAAATTTTTAACAGCAAATACAACTGACGCTGAAGGAGATGCAGCTTCTATAAATGTTGATTTTTTAGCTAATGGGTTTACTGTAGATGGAAACAATGCCGACATTAATAATGGAACCTACATCTACCTAGCTTTTGCAGCTGACGGTACTACATCAACACCTACTTTAGCTAAGAGTTTTGCTCCCGAAATTTATACTGGAAATGGTGGAACACAATCCATAACTACTGAATTTAAACCAGATTTTACTTGGATAAAACAAAGATCAACTCCAAACAGAGATCATATGTTATTTGATAGTGTTCGTGGTCCTTTACCTAATCCAAAAATTCTTTACGCAAATCTTAGTGGAATTGCGGATCCAGGGGCTGCTGAATATTTATCAACCTTTAATAATAATGGATTTACAATAGGAAATTCTAATTATACAGGTGCAAGTGGAAAAGATTACGTTGCTTGGAGCTGGAAAGCTGGAGGTATAATATCTATAAACACAGATGGATCTATTACAAGTTTAGTTAGCGCAAATCAAGCTGCTGGATTTAGTATTGCAAAATGGACAGCTAATTCAACTACACTTACCGCAGGTCACGGACTTGGTGTAATTCCTGATTTAGTGATTTTAAAAGTAACAACAACTACTGACTCTTGGTTTGTAAATTCATCAGTTTTGACAAATCAAACAGATAGAGCTATAAGATTAAATGAAACTAGTGCTGAAGAAACAAATTCAGGATTTTGGAATAATACAGCACCAACATCAACAACTATTTCTGTAGGAAATGGAGTTTCTGTAAGTGGACAATCTTATATTGCCTACTCTTTCAAATCAATAACAGGTTACAGCAAAGTGGGCACTTATACCGGAAATGGAACTGCTGGTCATAATATAACAACAGGATTTGCAGCTGGTTTTTTAATGATTAAACGAACTAGTGCTACCGGTAATTGGTATATGTTTGATAATAAAAGAACAACAGGAGTATATTCAGATCAATTAATAGCAAATACAAATGGATCAGAAGCAACAGGTACTTATGTTAGTATAAATGCAACTGGCTTTGCGTTAAATACAGCTGCAAGTGGTTTAAATGACTCTAGCGCTAAATTTATATACTTAGCAATAAAAGAAAATTAATAAAAAATGGCTTTAACAAAAGTAACAAGTAATGTACTAGCAGACAATGCTGTAACAACAGGTAAAATCCTAGATTCAAATGTGACTTCAGGTAAGTTAGCAGCAAGTAGTGTTACTAGCGCTAAGGTAGGTACAGAGTTTATAACAAGCTCTGTATTGACACCAGCAGGTACTATTAATGTAGACTATACAGCAGCTCAAGTATTTACATTGACGCCTAATGCTGCAACTACACTTAATATAACTAATCCTGTAATCGGTGTAACTAAAAACATAATAGTAACTGGTGCAGGCGGGTCATATGTAATAGCTTATACTGTTGGCGGATCAGCTGGTACATTTAATAAAATATCTGGTACCTATGACGATACATCTGCAAAAAAGAATTTTATACAAATCACATGTGTTAGTGCTACTGAATTCTGGTACACTATATCACAAATAGCAACATAGTATGTTTGGACAAAGCTTGTTATCAGGCGCTTTTGGTGGCGCGGCGTGTACAACAGACACAGATCAGTTATTTACATCAGATGTAACAGCTACATCTATAGCTACATACCAGTTAAACAATGCTACAACTTCTATTCCTAGCAATACATATCCTGGAACATTTACAAATGCAGCGTATGCAACTGGTAAATTTGGTAATGCAGCTTCTTTTAGTGGGAATGGTTATATTCAAACAGGTCTTCCTGGATCAATATTTAACACAAATACCTTTTCTATTTCGTTTTGGTACAAAAGAACTACTTCTAGTCAGTTTGAATATATATTAGGAACAACTGACACTGGTATTTTAAATGGATTTGCAATTGGAGTTTATGATTCTAGTGGTGGATATAGGTTTGATATTATAACAAGAAACGGGTCTTCTACTTTAGGAAGATATCAAGGAGGTGGAAATGTATTAAATGTATGGACAAACATAGTGATGTCAGTTAATAATAACGAATGGACATTTTACCAAGATGGTTCGTTAATGAGTGATAGATCAGGTTATACTCAACCAATGGATGGTGACACATATAATAACTCCAATCCTTTATATTTAGGAAGAGCAGGAGCGTATGCCACTGAACCACTGACTTCATCATATTTAGACCAAGTAAGAATTTTTAACACAGCTTTACCACAAGGCGCTGTAACAACTTTATATAACGAAACAGTTGCAACATCAAGTTCAGCTAGTATTAATTATGCAAATGCTAATCCTAATAGTATTGCATACTACAAAATGTCAAATGCTTCAGATCAGCTTGGTAATTACAATGGTACAGCTACTAATGTAAACTTTAATACTGAAGGTAATTTTGGATTTGCTGGAAAATTTAATGGTAGTGATAGTTATGTTTCACTACCTGCAGGTGTAAATAAAAATAATAATTTTAGTTGGTCGTTTTGGATAAAATTTAATACTTTAACTCTATATGATACAACCATTGGATTTCAAAATACTTATAGAAATTATTTAGATATTACAGCGAGTGGTGCTCTTCATTTTTATGACGGAGTGAGTTTATACTCGCCCGCATCCACTGTTGCTACATCAACTTGGTACAATATTGTTATAACTAAAAGTTCTTCTACAGGAAGAAAAATGTATGTAAATAGTTCAGAAGTTGCAAGTGATTCAAGTACAGCAAATTCTATTGCTGGTGGGTCTGGCGGACTGAATTTAATAGGGGCGTATCAAAGTGGGAGCGGTTTTGCTTACTATACAGATAGCTCAATAGACCAAATACGAATATACGACTCAGCTATATCAGCAGCTGATGTAACTACGCTTTACAATGAAATTGAATGTCCAGCAGCTACTATAGTTAATAGTTTTAATACTGTTGTGTATACTGGTAATGGTGGAACTAATCCAATTTCTACAGTAGGATTTAAACCTGATTTTACTTGGATAAAACAAAGAAGTGGAACAAGATGGCACGAATTATTTGATTCTATTAGGGGTGTAACAAAAAGAATAAATTCAAACGTAGCAGACGCACAGGGAACTGCATCTACAAGTTTAACTTCATTTGACACAAATGGATTTACTTTGGGAAATGATTTAGATGGTAATGAAAATGGACAAACATTTGTTGCTTGGAACTGGAAAGGTTCAGGAATAACTGATACAAATACAGATGGTACTATAACAAGTAGCGTATCTGCAAATAAAGAAGCTGGATTCAGTGTTGTAAGGTATACAGGAAATGCAAGTCCATCTACCGTAGGTCATGGGCTCGGAAAACCTGCAGAATTAATTTTAGTTAAAGTTACATCTGCCAGTGCAAGTTGGGCAGTTTATTCTGAGCCAACAGGAATAAATAAATATCTTGAATTAGACAATGCAGGCTTATCATCTAACTATTCTAATTATTGGGGACCAGCTGCACCTACAAATAGTGTGTTTGGTGTTGTTGATGGAAATTTTAATAATAATTCATCTGGTGCTACTTTAATCGCCTATTGTTTTGCATCAATACCGGGTTACAGTCGCGTAGGTTCTTATATCGGAACAGGAGGTAGCCTTACTGTGTACGTTGGATTTGAACCTTCTTTTGTTATGATCAAACGAACTGATGCTGATGGTAATTGGGTAATTGTTGATGATAAAAGAGCAAATGGAGATAATAGATTATATGCAAATTTAAGTAATGCAGAAGATGCTGGTCAAGGTGAATCATTTACTTCAACTGGTTTTTCTCCAAGACAAAGTTCTACTAATGATACAAATATTTCAGGAGGAACTTATATATACCTTGCAATAGCTTAAATTAAATTAAATGAGTGAAAAAAAGAAATCTTTTAAAGATACAGGTGTCGGACGGTTTTTAATCGAAAAGGCACCGAGTATTCTAGGAATGGTCGGCGATGCAATATTGCCAGGGAACGTAATATCAGAACTAATTAGCGGTAACTCAAGTTTATCTGAAAACGATAAACAAGTTGCGCTAGAGAAATTAAGAATAGAAAGAGCCGAAATAGACGGCACAACCAAAAGATGGGTAGCAGATGCTCGAAGCGGAAATTGGCTTGCATCCAATGTTCGTCCATTGGTTCTTGTATTTTTAACAATATCATATGTTATAGGGTGGTACGCCGGCTATTCACTGGAATCAGTAACTTCACTTTTAACTATAGTCATAGGAGGCTATTTTGGTTCTCGCGGCGTAGAAAAAGTATTTGGAAATAATAAACATAAACAATGATACAAGATTTGAAGATCTTTGGAATAAACGTAGGAGCTGTGCTATTTTCATTCGCACCGGAAATAAACACAGTGTTACAGACAATAGTTTTATTGTTATCTATAGGATATACTATATTGATGATAATAAAAAAAGCACAAGAATAAAATGAAATATTTTAATGAGAACAATAAACGAAGCAATTATACATTACAGCGCTACACCAGAAGGAAAACCTTTTGATGTTGAAGACATTAGAGACTGGCACGTCAATGGTAATGGATGGAGTGATGTAGGTTATCATTATGTGGTTAAATTAGATGGAACTGTTCAAGAGGGTAGACCTATAAATAGAACAGGTGCACACTGCAAAGGACATAATAGACGTACAGTAGGTATATGTTACATAGGTGGAAATATTAAAAAAGGAAAAGACACTAGAACAGAAGAACAAAAAGATGCATTAGTTATGTTACTTATTGATCTTATAAAAAAATATAATATAAATAAAATATCAGGTCATAATCAGTATTCAACTAAAGAATGTCCTGGTTTTGATGTACCAAGTGAGTATTCTCACTTAATATAAAATTAAATTAAATGGCAAAGTTAATAAGAAAAATAAGTATTGGTTCTGATTATAAGAACGAAGCAATGCATTACGCAGTAGGTCAAGAAGTATATGGTGGACATAAGATTTCTGACATACTAGAAGACGAAGGATCATATAAAATATTTATAACTAAAAACAAAGAGATACTACCGTGGAAGCATTTTAATTCTAACATGGCAGTATCTGTTGAATATAATTTAGATTATTAATGCAAGCACTTTTTAATTATATCATATCTACTGAAAATCGCTATAATAATGCGATTAAAATCGACGAAAAAGAATTAATTGTTAATACTGAAATTACAGAACGTGACCATATTTTTGTTAACCGTATCGGTACTGTTGTTAGTTGCCCTATTTCGGGACAATCATTGATAAAAGAAGGTGATGAAGTTATACTACATCACAATGTTTTTAGAAGATGGTTTGATGCCCATAGAGAAGAAAGAAATTCAGCTAGTTATTTAGATGAAAACATGTATTCAGTTATGCCTGATCAAGTTTTTGCTTATAAAAATAAAGATGGATGGAATTGTTTACCTGAATATTGTTTTGTTAAACCTATTTATAAAGATGACGAATGGGCGCTTAAAACAGACGAAAACTTAAAAGGCATACTTACATATAGCAATGACATATTAAGTTCTTTAGGGATGTTCCCTGGAGACGTAGTGGGGTTTACGCCAAACTCAGAATATGAATTTAATATAGACGGCCAAAAACTTTATAGAATTTTATCAAATCAAATAACAATTAATTATGGATCGAAGAGAAAGAGTAGTTAAAGCATCTGAAGTTGCATTAGTTGAATTAGAAAAAGTTATAAGACAAAATATTGATTTAGTTGAACTAGATCCTGAAAAAGCAAAGACAGCAGCTCAAGCCAAATGGGTTGCTATAGAAGATTCTTTAAAGATAATAGAAAAAATAGAAGAACTTTCAGGTGCGAAAGATATTAAAGAAAACAAAGAAGCTTTTTTTGGTGTTGAAAACAGAATAAAATAATGTATAAACAAACGTTATATAAAGTTCTTACTGATCATTTATTAGATAAAAAAGTAAAGAATTTAAACAGATATAAAAAATTTGCTTATGGATATAATCAAGATTTAGATTGTGTTGTTATAAGTAAAGATGGAACTATAGGTGATATATATGAAATACAAGGTCTTAAGGTAGCTATACCTAAAACTCCAGAAAAAGTAAATGGAGAAGATTTAAAAGTAGAAAATCAATATTTTAAAATTCGTAATAAACCTAATTCTTTAATTAAAATAAAAACTATTTATGATTTTAAGGAAGTTAATGAAAAAGATAAAGAACAATATTACCCATATATTGATGCTGAATTTAATTATCGTAACGATGGTTATTGGTTCATGTGCAACGGTTCCGCGAACTACATTACAGGATCGCACTATGTATATCTCACTTGGACAAAGATCGACGTTGGATCGCCTGATTTCAGGCAGGCAAACAGAATATTTTACTACTTTTGGGAGGCATGCAAGGCTGACAAGAGGTCTTATGGGATGTGCTACCTTAAGAACAGAAGGTCTGGATTTTCTTTCATGGCATCATCTGAATCCGTTAACCAAGCTACAACTTCAAAAGACTCTAGGTTTGGGATCTTATCTAAGAGTGGAGCAGATGCTAAAAAAATGTTCACAGACAAAGTTGTACCCATTAGCATCAACTATCCATTCTTTTTCAAACCAATACAGGACGGTATGGAACGTCCCAAAACAGAATTATCCTATAAAATACCATCAAGAAGACTTACCAGAAATTCCTTACAGAAAACCAATCAAGAAGAAAAACTTGGAGAAGGGCTCGATACAACAATCGATTGGAAGAACACAGGAGACAACTCGTACGATGGGGAGAAATTACAACTCCTCGTTCACGACGAATCGGGTAAATGGGAGAGGCCCGACAATATCCTCAACAACTGGAGGGTCACGAAAACCTGCCTCAGGCTCGGATCAAAAATAGTTGGAAAATGTATGATGGGATCTACTTCTAATGCTTTAGCAAAAGGAGGAGATAATTTTAAAAAATTATATTACAATTCAGATGTCAACAATAGAAATAAAAATGGCCAGACTTCAAGTGGATTATATTCTTTGTTCTTGCCTATGGAATGGGGTTACGAAGGATTTATTGATAAGTTCGGCTATCCTGTCTTCGAAACTCCATCAAATGAGGTTGAAGGAATTGATGGCGAAAAAATCTATTCGGGCGTTATTGAACACTGGGACAATGAGGTTGATGGTTTAAAAAACGATAGTGATGCTTTAAATGAGTATTACAGACAATTTCCAAGATCAGAAAAACATGCGTTTAGAGATGAAACAATTAATTCGTTATTTAATCTAACAAAAATATATCAACAAATTGATTTTAACGAAGAGATGACCATTAAGGGTTATGTTATTCGAGGAACATTTGCTTGGAAAAATGGAATAAAAGACACAAAGGTTATTTGGGTACCTACTGCTAATGGTAGATTTAAAGTATCTTGGATACCACCAGATGAATTACAAAATAATGTTATAAATAAAAATGGTATTAAATATCCTGGTAATGATGGATTAGGCGCTTTTGGCTGTGATTCTTATGATATATCAGGTACAGTAGGCGGTGGCGGATCAAATGGAGCATTGCACGGGTTAACAACGTTTTCAATGATAAATGATGTTCCTAATAGTAAGTTTTTTTTAGAATATGTTGCTAGACCACAAACTGCTGAAATATTTTTTGAAGAAGTTTTAATGGCTTGTATATTTTATGGAATGCCAATACTAGCTGAAAATAATAAACCAAGATTATTATATCATTTTAAAAGAAGAGGTTACAGAGGTATGTCTATGAATAGACCAGATAAACTTCTTGGTAATTTATCAAAAACAGAAGTAGAATTAGGTGGCATACCTAATACATCTGAAGACATAAAACAAGCACATGCTGCGGCTATAGAATCTTACATAGAAGAATATGTAGGTAGTAATGAAGAAAGTCATGGTAATATGTTTTTTCAAAGAACATTAGAAGATTGGGCTAAATTTGATATATCAAAAAGAACAGCTTATGATGCTTCAATAAGTAGCGGTTTAGCTATAATGGCTTGTAGAAAACATATGTATAGACCTAATGCACAAAGAATAACAAGAAAAATTGATTTTGGATTTGCAAAGTATAAAAATGGCGGATCAATGAGTGAGATAATAAAATAAATATGGCAATAACTACAGGACAATTTCCTACACAATTTCCGAGTCAATCAGTCTCAGATAAAGAAAAAATGTCAAGGGAATATGGTTTATCAGTATCTCGTGCTATTGAGCAAGAGTGGTTCAATAGAGACAGTGGACCAGGAATGTATTTTCAAACTAGAGATGAATTTCATAGACTTAGATTATATGCTAGAGGTGAGCAATCTATTAGAAAATACAAAGATGAATTTGCTGTAAATGGCGATCTTTCTTATTTAAATTTAGATTGGAAACCAGTTCCTATTATACCTAAATTTGTAGATATAGTTGTAAATGGAATGCAAGATAGATTGTTTGATATTAAAGCTTTTGCTCAAGATCCTGTTTCAACTGGAAAAAGAACTAAATTTGTTAATGACGTTCAAAGAGATATTAATGCGCAAGGTTTACTTAAAAGCATTGAGACTCAATTAGGTGTAAATGCTAGAAATGTACCCGAAGAAGATTTACCATCAAATACAGAGGAATTAGAGTTATACATGCAACTTGGTTATAAGCAAGGCATTGAAATAGCAGAAGAACAAGCTATAAATAATGTTTTCTTAACAAACAAATTTCCACAAATAAAGAAAAGGTTTGATTATGATTTAACTGTATTAGGAATAGGTGCTGTTAAAAATACCTTTAATAATACTGATGGAATAAAATTAGATTATGTAGATCCAGCTAATTTAATATGGTCTTATACTGAAGATCCTAATTTTGAAGATTGTTATTATTTTGGCGAAGTTAAAAGATTGCCTGTAAATGAATTAAAAAAACAATTTCCTAGCATAAGTGACGAAGAAATGTCTGAGTTAACTAGAAAAGGATCAAGTTGGGTTGATAATAATTCAGATTTTTCAAGTCAAGCTCGTGGTCAAGGTGATATTGATAACAATAACACTGTAACACTTTTATATTTTAATTGGAAAACATGGGAAAATAATGTTTATAAAATAAAAGAAACATCTACTGGAGCAGAAAGAGCTATAGCTAAATCAGATGAATTTAATCCTCCTCAGGATAAAAGCACAAGATTTGAAAGAGTTGCTACAGCTAGAGAAGTTGTGTATGAAGGTGCTTATGTTTTAGGTACAGATACTTTATTAAAATGGGAAAAAGCTACGAATATGATTCGTCCATCTTCTAATACAAAT